CGAATTGAAGAACTTACAGACCCAATAAGCTTCCTTCTGGTGAGTGTATACTACGCTATTACCGAAGATGCATGGGCCATTCAGTTTGTATTCCCCAACTCGTTCCATGACGATTATGCAGAGCTGTTCCCCGCCGATGAGGCAGTTGATGCATACATGGCCAGGCTTATTCCTGGATACCGACCCGCTCACATAGAGGAGATTCATTATGGACCCGGTACTGCTGAATAGTGGAATGAGTTTCGATCTCAGCCTTTTGCACCAATAAACTGTTGGAGGAGTGACATGCATAGTAAGCAGACAGTCGACTATACGAAAGACGGACGCCCAGTAATTGAGTTGTCTCGGGATGTACTTCGGCAGATGGGAACAGAATCGCTGTTTAATCTGATCAAGTTCATTCAGGAGGAACACAAGGACAAGAAGCCCACATCTTCTGAGGATACCGCCTACATCAAAGTTCCGGGGCAAGGGGTATGGATCTGCCACGTCGACACCCTTAACACCATTGTCGAGCACTTCCGAGCAGAAGGAATCGAGTTCTCCGATGCAAGTCATACCTAAAAAATTGAATAGGATATATGTAGTCAAAGGGACAACCACATTCAACTTGATCTCTGATTTGTTGCGGCTTCCTGCGTATTACCCCACTTGGAATATCACAATCATGTATGACTACAAGTCGGATAAAAAAGATTTACCAATTCGGGTGGCGTTGTTCGATCGAAATAATGAACGTACGTATACCTTTGATATGGTCCCTGGCAATCTGATTGTCTGCCATCCGGAGACCCCATTGTGGTATGCGGATCGTCAATCG